TTGAAGGCCAATTCAAAAATTGGTTGTGAATTTCAATTTAAAGGTATACTAAAAAAAAAATTTTGAATTTTTAGGAGTAAAGGTTTACCCAATTTTTATAATTATAAATTCATGTCAGTAGATAATATTGACATAACGTGGGATTTAAAAAATGAACATTTTCTTGAATATTACTCAGAAATCTACCTTTATATAGATAATCGTTAAATTAAAACAAAATGAAAAAAACAGTATTAATAACAGGAGTAGCAGGACTACTAGGCAGTCGTCTAGCAGATTGGATTATTGAAAACCAACCAGACTATCAAGTAATTGGAATTGATGATTTATCAGGTGGTTATAAAGAAAATGTTAATCCTAAAGTTAAATTTATTGAATTAAATTTAGTAACTGAATCATATCGTTTTGATGTGTTAATGAAAGAATACAAACCAGATTATGTCTTCCATTTTGCCGCTTATGCTGCTGAAGGATTATCACCTTTCATCAGGACCTACAATTACGACAATAATTTAAAAGCAACAGCTTTAGTTGTTAACGAATGTATTAAAAATGATGTTACACGTTTAGTATTCACTTCTACTTTAGCTGTATATGGACATGGTTATGGTGGGATTTTTAATGAAGACCAAATTCCATCTCCTATTGACCCATACGGTGTAGCAAAGTATGCTTGTGAAATGGATATTCAAATTGCTGGTGAACAGCATGGATTAGATTGGTGTATTGTTCGCCCCCATAATGTTTATGGTGTAAATCAAAACATTTGGGACAAATATCGTAATGTGTTAGGAATTTGGATGTATCAATATTTAAATAACCAACCTATGACTATTTTTGGAGATGGTGAACAAACTAGAGCATTCAGTTATATAGATGATAATTTAGAACCTCTTTGGAAATCAGCTGTTTTACCTGAGGCATCTAAACAAATTATTAATTTAGGAGGTATTGAGGAAATTTCAATTACTGATGCTTGTAAAACATTACAAGAGGTAATTGGTGGTGGAGAAATTGTTTATAAAGAGGCTAGACATGAAGTTAAACACTCAATTCCAACTTGGCAAAAATCAATTGACATTTTAGGCTATGAATATAAAACAGATTTAAAGAAAGGTTTAACGGAAATGTGGAAATGGGCTCAAGCTCAGCCTAAACGTGAACAATTTGTTTGGGATTCTTATGAATTAGATAAAGGAATATATAGTTTTTGGAAGGTATAAATATTTATCATAAATGGCATTACAAACTTTATCTAATCTTAATATCATAAACGGCAATACTATCCAAGCCGCCGATGTATCTCAATCTATTGATGCTTTTACAGGAGCCGTAGGATATGCTATTACTTTTTCAGGTTCATTTACTTTAGCAGGAGCAACTACCGGTAGTGGTTTTTGGCAAAAAGCAGTAAGTAGCTCATATGCTTTAAGTAGTTCACGCGCTGTAAGTAGTTCATATGCTTTAAGTAGTTCAATTGCTTTTAGTAGCTCATATGCTTATAGTAGCTCAATTGCTTTTAGTAGCTCATATGCTTATAGTAGCTCAATTGCTTTAAGTAGTTCATTTGCTGATGGTGCTTCTCAAGTTAATGGTCAAAACTATGATACTGGAATAACTGTAGCTCCTGGTGATTTTAAATTTATAGCAGGTAAAAATGCTATGACTAGTGGTGCTCTTACTAGTAGTGCTTTTATAGTTTTACAGAGTAAAACATTAGGAACTAATGCTTGGATTACAGCAAACTATCAAACAACTCCCGGCCCACCAGATTCAATAATAATAAATAGTATTTCTGCTAGTGGGCAAATTTTAATGTCATCCACATCACCAGGGGTTAATGCTACTGTAATATTCACAGGAATTTATATATAAAAAAAAAAAATGACAACACAAGTTTTAACCCAAGAAGAACTTACACAAGTTCAAAGTTTACAATCTAAAAGAGACCAATTAACTATTGATTTTGGTTTTATTGAACTACAAATTCAAGAATTAGAATTACAAAAAGAATCCCTTATTGAACAACTATCACAATTAAAGTTAGAAGAAACTCAAGTCGGAAAAGAGTTTCAAGACAAATATGGTGAGGGAAGTATCAATATAGCTAAAGGAGAATTTACCAGTTCTAATTAATTTTTGACTTTCTCTGTAATATTTATTATAGAATAAAATCAATATATTTTTAGAAACATGGCAACATCAACATTAATATCACCTGGCGTACTCGCTCTAGAAAACGACAACTCCTTTATCTCACAGCAACCTGTGACTGTAGGAGCTGCTCTTATCGGTCCTACAGTTAAAGGTCCTGTAGAAGTTCCTGAAATTATTACTACGTATAGTTCTTACCAAAATAAATTTGGTACTACCTTTTTAAGCGGTAGTGATGTTTACACATATTTTACATCTGTAGCAGCTTTTAATTATTTTAATAATGGAGGTCAATCACTATTAGTATCTAGAGTAGTAAGTGGAACTTTTGATTCTGCTGCCACCTCAGGTTCATCACCAAATGGATCAGCTATAGTAAACGCTACTACATCTGCCTCTTTAGTATTGAAAACAATTTCAGAAGGAGCTCTTATGAACAGTTCTAGTTCATTAGATTCCTCAGGAGCTTTAGCTTCAGGTTCAGCAGATAACATTAGATGGCAAATTACTAATAACGATACTGCATCTGGTACTTTTGCTTTGTTAATTCGTCAAGGTGATGATAACACAAATACACCAATAGTATTAGAAACTTTTACTAACTTATCAATGGATTCAACTGCTCCAAATTATGTAGCTAGAGTAATTGGTAATCAAGTAAAATCATATAATGTTGCTGATAATCAAATCGAAGTAAGTGGTGATTATCCAAATAACTCAAGATACGTTTATGTATCTAGTGTTTTAACTCCCACTCCCGTATATTTTGATAATAATGGTTTAGCTAAAACAGCTTTTACTTCATCTATTCCTATTAACGCAAGCGGATCATTCACAGGAGCCCAAGGAAGTTTAAATACAGGAATAGTTGCTGATTATAATTTTAATATTGATGCTGCTTCAAATAATACTCAAGGTTTAACTGGTAGTGATTATAACAATATGTTAAATTTAATGTCTAATGCTGATGATTACAGATATAATGTCTTATTAACTCCTGGTTTATTTGCTAATACAGCTAAAATTGGTGCTTCTCAAGTGACAACAGCAATTAATAATACACAAAATAGAGGAGATGCTATTTATGTAACTGATTTAGTACCATTTAGTTCAAGTATTAATGATGTAACAACAGCAGCAAATGCTAAAAATACTTCATATGCTGCTTCATATTGGCCTTGGGTTCAAACAATTGATCCTGATTCTGCTCAATTAGTTTGGGTACCAGCTTCAACATTAGTAGCAGGTGTTTACGCTTACAACGATAACGTATCAGAACCTTGGTTCGCACCAGCAGGTATTAATAGAGGTGGATTATCTACAGTAGTAAGAGCTGAAAAGAAATTATCTCAAGCAAATCGCGATACTTTATATTCAAATAAAGTTAATCCAATTGCTACGTTCCCTGGAACAGGAGTTGTAGTTTATGGACAGAAAACATTACAAACTAAAGCAAGTGCTTTGGATCGTGTGAATGTTCGTCGTTTATTAATTTCTCTTAAATCTTACATTTCTCAAGTAGCAAATAACTTAGTATTCGAACAAAATACAATTGCAACTCGTACAAATTTCTTGAACCAAGTTAATCCATACCTAGAATCAGTTCAACAACGTCAAGGTTTGTATGCTTTTAAAGTAATAATGGATTCAAGCAACAACACACCAGATGTAATTGATAGAAATCAATTAGTAGGACAAATTTACTTACAACCAACTAAGACAGCTGAATTCATTTACTTGGATTTCAACATCTTACCAACTGGAGCAACTTTCCCTGCATAATTTTTTAAAAACTAAATATTTATAACAAAACAAATAAATAAACAAAATGGCAGTATTAGATCCAAACGAAATATTTTTCACAGCCTTTGAACCAAAACAGGCCAACCGATTCATTATGTATATTGACGGTATACCAG